ATTATGAAATAATTTATAAGGATTGTTGATTGGAGTATGAGTGAGGGTTTCCGTATCAAAAATATGAAATCCACGAGTATCATTTACATCAGTCCAATACATCTCATAAGGATTACCTAAGTAGAAGACTGTTCCATTATCTGATCTTGTATGGTAGTGACCTGAAAAGACTTTAGTGAACTTCTCAAAAATTTTAGGATCTGTTCCGTGATCTTCCATAATCAGATTCCGATTCACACGGAAACCTTGAAGTTCTAAGTGACCCATCGCAACTTTTGCTTTGGACTTTTTGATTTGACTGAGAGTTTCATCATAGTTATCACTACAAATCCAGGGCACCATCATAATATCCAGACCACCAACTTTAATGGTCTGTGGAGAACTATAAGTCCGAATATTTGGATAATCTTTTAGGAGAAGTTCTGGGGCATTAATTTCAGTAGAATTGCGTAGAAATATATCGTGATTTCCAACAATTATATGAGTTTCATATTTTCTGAGAGGTTCCAATACAACTCTTCTGGTCCAATCTAATCCCCAAAAATCAATGCTTTTACGATTATCAAAAGCATCACCCATATGAATGACTGCCTCTACTCCGTGTTCCTCTAAACTAGGAAAAAATATATTCCTATAAAAAAGTTCAAAATAATCGTGGAGATGTCGGGAAGATTTTCTTGCCGACCAATGAGTGTCTGTGATAATAGCGATTCTCATAATTTTATTTTAAATAATACCAATCAGTATATTGTTCCAATCTACATCTGCGTCGAATATTGACTGGATTTATACCTAGGACCTTACTTGCTTCTACTGCATTTTCATATATTATACCACAACAAAAAATTTTTTGGGTAGTTCTTTGTTTTCTTTTAGATTTATCCTTTCCCCTTTTTTGGTTTTTTGCCATATTGACAAATCTTTCATAATTATCCAACATTTTATCAGTTGGATTTTTCCATTTTTCTTTTAGTTCTTTAGATTTTATTTTTCTATTTCTTTCACTTAATTCTTTTCTTCTTTCTAGTGCCCTTTGACTATTTTTATTCCAATAATTCTTTGTAATCTCACTTATTTTTTTCTTCGTATCATCTGTCCTTGGAACAGATACCCACCCAGAAGTTGCTACAGATTTATTAAAATATTCTTTACTATTTTTAACATCCAATTTTATATGAATTTTTTTCTCTTCCTCAACTAGTTGCTTCGGAGATATTTCATTATATTCTGTTATTATTTCAAAATAAAAATCATCTTTATTGTTTTTTATTTTTTGTTTCCACCACTTACATATAGTAAGGTCTTCAGTATACCAATCTTTTTGTTTAGATGATGGGGATCCATAATATTTCTTATCATAATTAAATTTTGATCCAATATAATAATAAGGTGGAGTTTGATTTTTTAGATGAGGAAGATATGTTATTTTATAAAGAATATTCATTTATTTTTTTATTACCACGATACTATTTATAAAAATAATAGTATTTAACGATTTTTATATTGAATTGCATCTTTGATAGAGTTGTACTCTGAACTGTGCCCAGAAAGCAAGCTGTCGTCAACCATCATTACCTCATCAAAACCAGTCTTCTCAATAATCTTAGTCTTGATATCAAGTTGCTTCTTCTCCTTCTGAATGCGTCTTAAAAAAGCAAAATGAATGATTTGAGTAAAGTATGCGAAAGGATTCTTTGATTTTTCTGGATCGAAATTATGAATGTATTGAACGCAATTTTCAATTCCATCAGAAATCATATCTTCACGGAACATGTAGTTCACAAAGTTTGGTTTATATGAAAGGTGTGTTGCAATCTTTAAAAAACACTCACCAAGATAGTTTGGAATCGGTGGTTTTCCTTCCCACTTCTTTCCCCTTTCTTGTTTTGGTTGGTCAGTGAGATCTTTATCAAAAGTCTTTCTATATGATTTTTCTACATTATATCGATAAACAATCATTGCTTCTAACAATTCCTTATTGTTTACGTAATGTTCTGAATTTTTTTTGGACATGTCATTGCCGTATTAGTATTTATTTTGTTCATATTATAACACTAATACTAAAAATTGAAAACCTTTTATTAAAGGCTTGACAAGGTGTGAAAATATGAGTAGAATATCTTTGTGAAGATTGAAGGATCAAATATAGCTTATATTTAAGGCTCTATTGATTTATTGAATATTTCTTCTAGTTTTTTTCTAGCAGATTCAACGGAATCTAAGTATCCCATATTTTTAGATAAATTCACTTTACCAGTACTAGTATCAGTGTTGGTATTGATATCACTATCATCAAACTTAGAATTTATATTATCTATATCATCAATAAAAGAATTATAATTTTCATTATAATCTTTATAAATTTTAATTAACTTTTTATTTTTAGTTTCTGTCATTGTAATAATTCTTTCAGGTCTGATAACAAATAAATCATCATTTGTTAATTCCAACCATGATTTAACTTTTATTTGAATTCCATATTGAGTAGAAATTAATTTCATGGTAATAGGATTTTGTAATATTACCAATGGATCTCCATCGTTTTCATCAATTGATACCAATGCCATTAATTCTTCACCTGTTATAAGTTTTATAATAGAGTAAAATTCTTCTTGCATTAATTTTTAAGGGTTATATTTATGATATCGTAGTTAAAATTTTCTTCGTTATAAACTTTTATTCTTTCGATTAAATGATTAAGTGTATAGTTTCTCCTGGATTTGTAGGAAATGTCGTCAGCAATGTCATAGAGAGTTGCCTTTGTCTTGTTATTGCTTTTCCTAAGCACCCTTCCAATAGACTGGAGATTCCGAATTCTAGATTTGGATGGAGAAGCAAAAATAACATTGTGGAGATTTTTGATGTTAATTCCTGTGCTGAAAGTTCCATATGATGCAATGATAATTGCATCATTTTCTTTTTCAGTAATTTCTCTTACTAATTCTCTATCTTTTGTGTCCACTCCACCATGAACAAAAAATACTTGACGATCATCAATTTTAGAATTATTTATTAAATTATATAATGGTTCTCCATGACCTTCGACTCTTGCAAAAAGAACTAATGTATTTCCTTTTAATTCAAGAGAAAGATTTTTAATAAAATTATTTCTCCTATTGTGATTGATAATATATTGAATTTCGTCTTCAAAAGTTTCAAATTTATGAGAAGGATGTTTCAATAGAAGAACATTGATATCTAATTTAGCAACATGCCCCTTCTTCATCAACTCATCTGTTTTTATAATTTTGTAACTAGGGCCAAACAAACCCTCCAGTACCCATTTATGAGTTTGAGTTCCATCAAGAGTCCCTGTAAAACCAAATCTGTATTTTGCATCTGAAAGTTTTGACATTATAGATATTAATGATTTAGATTTAAACTGGTGCGCTTCATCTCCAACGACCACATTAAATCTTGAAAAATATTTTCGTGGAAGTTTATAGATGGATTGCCAGGTAGTGATAATTACCTGAGAATCTGTTTCTCTTTCACGTCCTGCATAAATCTTGTGGCAATATGAACCTACGTCCCAACCATAGTCTTCAAAGTCTTTATACATCTGCTCTACTAGGGAAGTCGTCGGAACAACTATCAGAATATTTTGTCGCTTTTCAACGTAATATCTCACAAGAGAATATATCATCAATGACTTTCCAGAAGCAGTTGGGGATATCAACAACTTTCTATTATGTTTTAGGGCGTCGTATACTCCCTCTACTTGATAATCACGAGGAGAATACTTACAAATAAAATTCATATAATCTTTGACACCTTCCTTTGAGATAAAATCATTCGTCTCAAATGGAAGACCATAAAACTTATTATTTACAAACTCATAGGTATATCCATGATTATCACAAAACTGTGTGACTTTATCTAATAATCCAACGTAGATTTCTCCACTTTGGGTGTTGAATAAATGAATTTTTCCGTCCCAATACTTACTACGGTATTGAGGCATAAATTTTGCGCCGGGAACTTCGAAGGTAAATTGGTCTGCTAACTCGTAGCAGACATGTGGTTCTGCTTTTACCTGAAGATATACTTCGTTCTTTTTTGAAATAATCAAATGAGACATAATCCATAGGATTCACCTACAGATATTTAGTCTGCATTATCAAACTTGAAATCCAATATTGCTTTATATAATTCTGTTTTTA